TCAAAATAATTCATAAGGTCTTTTTCCGAAACTTTAAATTTTTTTGATACATCTTGTATAGTTTTCTCGAAAGTATTTAGGAAATCTGAAGGTTTAGAGTCCATAATTCGGAAAATTTGGTCAACAGCATCCTTCATCTTCGGAGATAATTTCTTATACTGCCGAGATTTCTTATGTTCATCCTTTTCAAGTACTGTTGAACTATATATTTCTTCAAGCGTCAGCATCAGTTTCCTCTGGACTCACGTTATTTACAAAAGTTTTTGAATATTCTTTTCTTTTAATTTCAAGAGCATCACCTACTTTTGCCGCAATTGAATTTTTAAAAGCAGTTTCTGCTTCTATATTATTTCCTGATACAACCGAATCTACAAATTCTCTACTCATTATCTCTTTCCTTTCCTAACATGAAATTCCTTATCATCTTCTACTGGTTCTTCTTCACCACCCTCTTCTTCTGGTGATATACCTAATGCCATCTTTGCTCTATCGTCCGCTGGCATTTCTGGGTCTAATGGCATACCATCAGGTCCAACAGGAATTCTTTGAATACCATCCCCACCATCAGGTACAACAATTCCGCCGTCCATTGGGTCTTTTTCAACTTCACTCTTAATCTGATCTCTCATTTCTTGAATTTCTGTATCAGTCATGCGTAATACTTTTTTCAATACATATTCTTTACTGAAGAATGTTCCAATATAAGCTTCAACTGTTTGTAATTGATTAAGTCTATTCTCCAAAAGTTCTGCATCTTTTAGTTCTGCAAAATGTCCATCCGCAAGATAATCATATTGAATATGTTCTTGTAGTTCTGACCAATCTTCGGGAGCAATAATACCTTTTAGTAAAAGTTGTGTTTTAAGAATATCCGTAAATAATGGAGAAAATTTCTTACGAATTCGTTGTACAAATTTCGTAAATTTTAATTCATCCCTTGTTATTTCTGTTGAACGACCAAGACTAAAACCACTTTCAGATTCCATACGAGATATTGGCACGTTTAATGAACGATATAATTTTGTACGGAAATATTGAATATCATCAATCTCTCCTAGATTAGAACCGCCAGGCAATGTTGTAATTTCTGTTCCTCTACCACCTTCTCGGCGGGGGAGCCAGAAATCTTCCAACATGCTCATATGATTTCGGTCATCACGAATCTCACCTGTTGTTGCATCATACACCAACTTATTGCGATAACGATTCATTACATCTTTTAGATATTGTTCAGCTTTAATCTTTGGAAGATTACCTACATCAATATAAAAAATTCTGCGTTCTGGAGCTCTTGATATACGATAGATAACAAGTGCATCTTCAATCATACGCAACTGATTAACAGGTTTAATTGCTTTATGTAAATATGAAAGCACTCTACCACTATTACCATCAATTAAACCAGAAGGTACATAAGAAATTGAATCTGCTGCTATCTTTACTCCTTGACCAGCCAGTCCCATACCGGCAGGACTTAATCCCTTTTCATTGTATATAAAATATTCATCAATCTTTTCAGTCATCTCGACCCCAGTTTTGGAATCAATATTTTTTTTGACTTCTCTGACTTTTTTGATTTTCATTGAATCAATATATCTTAATTCTGTAATTCCCTTTCTAGGATTTTTAGTATCAATAATTTTATGATAGAAAATTCTACCATCGACATACCAACGTCGAAAAATGTCATGACCTTTTCGTTCAAAATGAAGAAGTCGTAAAACTTCGTCAAATTCTGCTCTAATTTTTCTTTTAATTTTATCGGGATAGGGTAAACGATCTAAAGAAATTTCTATAGCCTGATCGTTTTGATTAGAAACAATACCTTCGTTCACAATATCCTCAACAGCAGTATCACACTCTGCCTGTTGAGCAATATCACGATATCTCCGAATTAAATCTAAATCGGTTCGTTCTCTACCATCTGTGTCAAGGATTTGTCCAAAAAAACCACCACCAGCAACATCAATGGTGCCATCATCAGGAGTTGGGGTGGAGAATGTTCTTTCCCCACCCGAATCCTTAGTTGCTCGTTGTATACTGAACCCAAAAAGTTCTGCCATAATAACTCCTACTAGTGCGTGTAGACTATTTAGTAGGTATCAAATTAGAAATTGACGCCGGAAGCCTCAAAGTGTTGATATCTCCAAGTTACATCAAAAGTCTCCATGGCACCCGCAGCTTCATTTGTAAGTTCAATAGCACCAATTGTTGTTGGCCATGCACTTCTAAAGATATAACTCTTTAGAACTGTATCGTCCCGATCCAAATGTTCTACAGTTAGATCAGTTTGATAATCTGCCGGAGCAATAACTCCCGTTCCTGCCGCAAGATCGTTGATACCATTAGACCATCTTTCCATCGCATTACGGATCATAAAGTCCGTATCATTGATGAAAGTAGTTGTCCAACTTTCATCAAAACTCCTGTCTCCAGCAATATAAATTGATCTTCCACGAAATGGAATTGCAATTTCTGCCACAGTCTGAGCAGGAAGATTCGATGCAGTTACAAGAAAAGAAGTTCTACGAACATCAAGTCCGATTACAATGCCAGTAGGTGCTGTAATTGTTACCCGATATTGATTGGCACGAGCACCACCACCGATTAGATTTGCTTTAAAGTCATCTATTGCAGCCATGATTAACCTCCTACCTCACTAAACGATACACCAGTTCGAACGGCGATAAAGTTTAGTGTAATGAAGTTAATTGATCTGGCAGGTTTAACGTAGATGTCTCCAATAAACTCGTTTCGATCAATAACCTCACCTGTGTTATTTGTGCTGTCACATACAACCTTAAAGTCAAAGATACCTCGGCGTCCCTGTACATCTCGCAAGAAAGGTTCAACCATATTACGGAACTGAGCCCGTGTAAACTCATCGTTGAACTCAAAGAGCATGTACTTAGCAGCCGTTGCGATTGCTTTTTCTAGAACCAAGAACAACCTACGCACGTTAATCCTATCAAACGCACTTGGCTTCGCAAGAGCGGTCTTGTCACCAAAAAGAACCACGCCTTGGCCTGGGAAGTTGACAACAGGATTAACTCTAGCTTGATAAAGAATATCTCTGGCTGCCTTATCTGGATTGAAGGATAATTTAATTGCACCTCTTACATTACCCCGTGTATAACCAGCAGGGGAATACCAAGGATCAGCAACACCATCTGTGTATGCACAAAGTCCAGCAGTATCGCCACACATTGGAACATATCGATATACATCATTGTATTTGTCGTACATATACTTGTATGCACTGTCATAAACCATATAAGACGATGATGGATTAAGATCAAACGCCGTCTTTACATTATTGACTGCCCTAGCAGAAGTTGCCCCAGAAGTTGCAACACCAACTGTTGCAGCACGATATGGAGAAACAAATCCCACACAATCCTTACGAACTTCAACAAGGTCTGTAATCATTGTTACATGAGTGTCTTGGGTAGCAGCTGTATCACCAGCACCACCACCTTTACCACCAATTATAAGATTGATGTCATGTAATTCTGTATCTAAAAACTTGTCATATGCAAGTTCCAATTCACCAGCAGAAACAGCATAATCGTCTGTTCCACCTGTAAGTGAATCAATTGTGATTGGATGTAAAACTGTATAAGTAGTAGTTGTATCTGTACCCCAGTTTGTACCACCAGAAACATGATCCGTCCAGTAGATGTAATTTGATTCTCTGAAAATTACGTCTGCATAGTAATTGCTACTACCTTGAGCAGTTCTGGCCACTGAACTTTTTGACACACTTGCATAGGTTTCTATGACACTAGAAGTTCTCTGTCCAGCAACATCAGCATCGTATCCAGTAATATCACCTGTTGTATCATAAACAACAATGTGCATCTCATCACCAATACCACGGCCATTATCTTTTGACCACTGAGATTGTCCAACGGTATTTGGAAACAAATCGTGATATTTCCATTTACGTCTTATATACGAATTATCTGCAATAGCGTTTTGCAAACCACCAGCATTTGGATCATCTTTTAAACGAATTGTTAATACATTAGTTGATGTATTGATAGCTGTTACTTCATACTCATTAAATTCATCAATTGGCACTGTAGCCGAAGTATCTGAGAAGAAAGAAATCATATCTCCTATATTAAATGCATGTCCCGACTCATCTGCGTTATCAACCGTAATTGTAGTAGCACCGGCCGAGCCAGCACCGTTAACTAACTGATTTGACGTATCGACTACTTGCTCGTATCCTGTTGCAGTCGCACAAATCTGAACACCGATTGAGTTGCCCCAAGTACCGGGACTACGGGCAGCCCACTCACCGTGAGAACCCTGTCCTGTACTGAAAGATGCTTCATAATGGTCATCGTCACGAATGAGAATGCCACTATTCGCACCAGCATTTAAAATTGCTGATTC